GAGAACCGACTGCGGGAAGTTGTATTCCATGCAATCCATGACCAGATTGAAACCGTTATGCACCTGGATCAGGTGCTTGCGTTTATCGAACGTCTTCCTCTGGAAAATCGGAAATCTTTCAACTATGAAGCACAGATTGTCAAAGTAGAGGAAGAAATCGAACGGTACAGGAAACTGAAGCTCCGGCTCTATGAAGATCTGGCAGATGGCGTGATTACAAAGAGTGAGTATACAGAGTTCCGCAACGCCTATACGGCTCGGATTGAAGAAAAATCTGAAACCGTGGAACGTCTGAAGAAGGAACAGGCGCAGGCGGCAACTACCGGTATGACGAACCGTGCCTGGGTACAGGCGTTTGCTCAGTTCAAAAATATTTCGGAGCTGGATCGCCGGGTGTTGGTGGCACTGGTAGACCGGATTTTTATTTACGAGAGCAAAGCGATTGAGATTCAATTCAAATACCGGGATGAATACGAGCTGGCGCTCCGCTATGTCCAGGAATTTGAAGAAAGGCCAGCTGCGGCTGGCTGAACATAGGAGGATACCATGGCAAGAAAGAGTAGAAAAAACAGCAGTCAGCCGGAATCGGCAGCACAGATCGGACAGGTGTCCTATGTCACTGCAATCTATGCACGGCTGTCTGTAGAGAACAGCGGAAAACAGGACGAAGGCGCTTCTCTCCAGAACCAGATTGATGTTTGTAAGGAGTATGTTGCAGGCTGTCCCTATCTCAGACTTGCGGAGGTTTACGCCGATAACGGAAAAACCGGCACGGTTTTTGACCGTCCTGCCTGGAACCGGCTGATGGATGATGTGCGTAGTGGTAAGGTGGAAGCTATCGTGGTTCGTGATCTGAGCCGATTCGGGAGAGATTACATTGAAGTGGGCAACTATCTGGAAAAGATTTTTCCGGCATTGGGAACACGCTTCATCTCTGTCAAAGAAAACTTTGACAACTTTACCTGCGGCAGTTCCATGGAGTCCCTCTCTGTGTCGCTGCAAAATTTGATTAACGCCCTGTATTCCAGAGATATTTCCCGTAAGGTTTCCACGGCGCTCCTGGCGCAGCAGCAAAACGGAACCTTTCAGAGCCGTAACCCGCCTTACGGGTATATGTGGAATGAAGATAAATCCGCTTATGTAATTGACGAGGCTGCCGCTCCTTATGTGCGGAATATATTTCGCTGGAAGATGGAGGGCGTTTCTGTCAATTCCATGATTCACCGCTTAGAAGAAGCAGGCGCTGTCCATCCGGAACTTCGCAAGCGTGAAAATGGTTCCCGACATGGCAATCAGGTTGGAAAAGGCTGGGCAAAGTCCACGATCAATTCCATTCTTGAAAACCCGGTCTATCTGGGACACACGATTCACGGCAGAATGCGTACCGCTATTTATAAGGGTGTCAAGAAGCATAAGGAAGATCCAGAAAACTGGATTTGGTATGAAAATACACATCCGGCGATTATTTGCCAGGAAGATTTCGATACAGTTCAGCATATTCTGGCGGAGGCCAGTCGTATCCGGCAGGAGAAAATGAAACAGTCTGCCATTATCCGGGAACAGATGATTGATTTCTTTGACCAGAAAATATTCTGTGCAGACTGTAAAAAGCGAATGTACTTCCGCCGACATCGTATTGACAAAAAGGGACCGGAAGAATGGATGGGGTCATATGAGTGCAGCACCTATACTTCACGCCGCCACGAACACTGTACAAAGCATTATATACGACAGAATGTTCTGAATGAAAAAGTGCTCACTGTCATACAGGATCAGCTACGGGTTGCCCTCAACTACGAGCGGCTGCTCAGTATCTTAAAGGGAAGCAAGGAAGAAAGCAATCTCAAAGAAAAGTACAACGCCGCTGTCTCCAGTATCAGCTTGAAGCTGAATGCCCTGAATCAAAAACGAAGCAAGTTATATGAAAGCTACGTGGAAGGTATTCTGAATGAAGAAGAATATTCTTTTGCTAAGAAGACCTATGAGAAAGAACATGAACGCCTGAGTCAGCTGATGGATGAAGCGGTTCAGCGCCGGACAAAGTTTCTGGATTCTATTTCTCCGGATAATAAATGGATGTCTATGATGAAGGCGGCCACCGGTACTACGGAACTGACGCAAAAGCTGGTGAATACCATGATAGAGAAAGTTCTGATTTATGAAAATGGCGCTGTCGAAGTTGTTCTTTATTACGATGATGTGTATCAGGAAATGTGCCAGAGTATTCTGGAAATGCAAAAGAAGAAGGAGGCGATCTCATGAAAGAACCAAAAGTTGCCATTTATATCCGTTTGTCCATGGCTGACGAGGATACACGCCGATCCAAAGAGGAAAGCGACAGCGTACAGCATCAGAGACTGCTGATCCACGAATTTCTGAACCGGCATCCGGAATTAAAAGATGCTCCACGCACGGAATTTGTAGATGACGGCTTTACCGGCACAAACACCAATCGTCCGGCCTTTCAAAATATGATGAAAAAGTTCCGCTCCGGTGAACTGAACGTCCTCGTTACCAAAGATTTTTCAAGAGCCATGCGGGACTACACGGAAATGGGAAACTATCTGGAATGTGTGTTTCCTTTTTTGGGTGTGAGATATATCTCAATCAATGATGGTTATGACAGCAACGATTATAAAGGCGTTACCAGTGGAATGGATGTGGTAATCCGCAATATTGTCTATGCGTCTTACAGCAAAGACCTGTCCGTGAAGACCACAACGGCAAAGCTGCAAATGATGAAGCAGGGCAAGTATGTGGGCAGTATTGCTCCTTATGGCTACCAGTTTCACCCTACCCTCCGCAACAAGCTGGCGATTGATCCGGAATCCGCTTCGGTGGTGCGAAGGATTTTTGATCTGGCGCTGGCAGGAAAAAAGACCAGACAGATTGCGGAGATTTTGAACATAGACGGCGTACTGACACCGGGCAGTTACTTCCGTCTGAAACATCCAGACCAGAACCGTTTTCAGAAGCGAAAAGAAAGCAACGGCTGGAATTATCATACGGTGCTGGGTATCCTGCATCAGTACGAATACACGGGCGCAACAGTTGGGCATAAACGGTCCAAAGCTGCCGTCAATGTCAAAAAAGCCCTTCCGAACAGGAAAGAAGACTGGATTGTAGTGGAGAATATGCACGAAGCCATCGTAACCCATGAAGAATTTCAGAAGGTGCAGGAAATACTGAAGCTCGGCAGGAAACGCGGTAGCCATGGAATACAGGAGTACCCATTGAAAGGTGTTGTCCGATGTGCAGAGTGCCATCGGATAATGACTCGCCGGACTGGCAGAAAAGGCGCTGTATATTATCTCTGTGATAAGTCGGCATCCGATCCGGGCGCATCCTGCCCACGGGGAAAGCATTTCATGGAGGCTGACATTGAACAGGTAGTGCTTCATGCCATTCAGCAAATGCTTACTTTGTATCGGCAAAAAGAAAACCAGAAAACAGCCTTACAGTTTACTCGGACAGGCAGGATCAACGCTTGTATGGCTGAATTGACCCGTCTGCAGCAGCTTCAGGAGCGCTACCGGCAGGAAAAACTGACTCTGTATGAAAGATATATTGCCGGTGACTGTAGCAAGGAACGCTATCTTAAGAAAAAGGCTGAGATTGATAAAACAGTTCAAGAACTGGATGAAGATGTAAAGAAACAGGAATCGGCTTTGGCCGCTTTGGAGGAGGAAGCTCATACCTCGGAAAATCCACTGCGGGAACTGAGCAGACAGTATCGGGATACCCCATCTCTTACCAAAGAAATGGTACGGGGATTTATTCAGGATATTTACATCTATCCGGATTCGCAGATTGAGATTGTATGGAAATTCCGGGACTGCTTTGCAGACCTGATAGACAATCAAACAGAAGAAACGGAGGACAATTATGGAACTGACATTCAAAGATAATACTGCCGCAGATTTGCAGGATCGTGCGTGTAGCATTCTGTTATCGCTAAGCATGATGGCTGACGTGAGAAACAGAAAGATTGATGGAACCAGTGAAGTGACTCGTGTATGCCGCCAGGAGCAGAAATATCATTACCAACGTGCAGTGCTCAATACCTTGCGGCTTCTCGGCGTTATGATTGGTCACAGCGAAATGGCCAGCGACAAAAATCTGGAAACCATCAGCGAAACTGGTTATGACGGCTTCCTTCACATAATCCGCGAATATGAGACATACTTTGATTTAGACGACAAATTCGAGGCATAATCCTCCTGATGAAAAGTCGGAGGACGCGGCGGGCAGCCAGCCCGGAAACGTCCTCCGGCTTTTCAAAATTTTTTGGTTCTTTGTTGACACAAGGAGATATGTCGAGGTTAGGGCGAAACTACCTGCAAGTGGGAATGTACACGGAAATGGTTTTCCCACAGAAAGGCGTCCGCTTCATCGCTATCAATGACGGAGTGGACAGCGCACAGGGCGACAATGACTTTGCCCC